AGATGCGTTAATAAGGGCTTCAGATGTAGCAATGGCTATGTCTTTAATGGAAGATGATGAAAGTAAACGAATCGTACAGTTTCAAAAATATAGAGATGGAGTTCTGCCTATAACTACTACTGCTATGACGTGGGATGTAGACATGGGAAGTATCCATGAGACAGCATTAGTGAACAATGAATTATATTAAGGAGATAAGAATGAGATTTTTTAGTCGAGATTGGAAAGCTAGTCTGGCATTTAAAAATATACTAGATGATAGGGTTATAGTAAGAACTGTTAAGAGCAAAGGCCCAAATGCTGAAGTACTTAATCTAACAGTTGGGGATATTAAACGGGGAAATATTACAGATACGGAGGGTTATGTTAATGATATAGTACTATTTTTGCGGAAAGGGAAGGAATAAGTGGATTGGGCTAATATTTTATTGGATATGGGTATAGATATACCTATAGATCAGGATGAAATTCAAATTCTTTGTCCATTTCATGCTGATTCTAGGGCTTCCTGCTCTTTAAATGTTGAAAAGGGTGTTTGGATATGTTATGCTGGTTGTGGACAAGGGAGTCTTAAATCCTTTGTGGGGATGTATCTTAATTGTTCCCCCGCCGATGTTGAGAAATATCTTCAGGAGAGAGGGATACAGATAGAATTATGCTTTTTTGAATCAACAGATGTACCAAATACTGAATTAGTTGAGGTAGAGATTCCTTATGAGAGGGGGTTGGTTCCTGAATGGATATTTGATAGAGGTTTTACTAAGAAAACATTGGAAGAATGGGCCTGTGGAACAGATATGTATAGGAATCTCGTTATTCCTATCCATAATTTAGAGAGTAAACCTGTTGGTTGGGTAACTCGACAATGGAATCGTCAGCCAAAATACTTATATTCTAAAGGATTGAAGAAGTCTAGGGTCTTATTTGGGGGGAATAAGATAGAGAAGTGTAGCTTTGTTTGTATTACTGAAGGAACTTTAGATACTATGTGGTTAGATCAACATGGATTTAATTCTGTAGCATTATTAGGCGCACATATGTCTAAACAACAAGAAGACTTGTTAGTAAAGTTACCTACAGATGAGTTAGTTATATGCTTAGATAATGACGAAGCTGGGAGAATTGGCAAGGAGAAAATTAGCACTTGCATTTCTAAACGATTTGTGTTAACATATATCCAGTTGCCAGACAAATATAAAGATGTCCAAGAAATACGAGACATAGATGAATTAAAACAGATAATAAATAATAGAACATTTTGGTAGAAAGAAGGAGATTGTATTATGAGTGGAATTAGTCGCATAGCGCAGAAACAAGAGCGGGTACAGATGGGTGGAGGAGGAACTCCCGGTAGGGAGGTTTGGTTTAGGGATGGGGATCAAGCATTTCTGTCCCCGGTATCTACAGGAGAGGATGGTGACGATAAGTTTGATGAGATTTATATGTTTACCTATAAGGTAAATGATCGTTGGACTAATAAGCTATCAGATGAGAGTGTAGATACTAGTGATGTTCCGGAGAACGTTCGTCCGTCCCATAAGTTTGCATTCTGGGCCTATGTCCATGAGATTTTGCATCCAGAACGACGTAATGAAGATTGGATGGAGATTGCTGGGCCATCGGGACGTAAACTTTTCAAGGAGGAAGTGAATGATTTTAGGGTTATAGCCTTGACTTTTGGACGGTCAAACTATATTTGGAATCAAATGGTAGATATTTATAATGATTGGGGTGCGCTTAATAAAGGAGTAATGCGCGTAAAACGTACAGGAACAGGTATGTATGATACATCTTATACTCTGGCAGCTACAGCACGGGACGTAGAGATGCCCAGTGAAAAGACGGGAGAGATTGATGGCCTACCTACTATTAAGGAATATTTCAAGGAGCGGTACGGTGATTCATCTAATATTGGATCATTGCCTGTTATAAGTGGTAGTGAGATACCTGATCTAGTTAATGTGAATAATAAGGATAACTTGTTTAGTTAATCCTTCTCAGACAAGATACGTTCAATGTATTGTTGAGATGAGATGCAGGAGAACGTGGTAGAAGGCTTGCTGATTCGGCTTACCCGAAAGCCGTTAAGGAGAGAGAATGATAGTAGACACNAANATTATATATGAAACAGTGTTGCCAAATCTGCTTTCTTCTGATACTTGGGTAATAGATGTTGAAACCAATGGTTTAGATTATTTTGGTATGCATCAAATATGTGGGATAGGGATTGNAGCTGCTGGGAACAGCGCTGACAATGANACGTATTANTTCCCTTTTAGACATCAACAGGGAAGAAATNTACATCCTGAAGTATTAGTTGATTTAATTAAGCACATGAATAGACGACAGAATTTAATTGGTTATAATATTAAGTTNGATNTNCNTTTTTTAGCAAACGAGGGTCTAGATGTTACAGACATAACTCTAGTTGATGTATTGGTTCTGGTTCGCTTGACTGGGCCTGCATCTGTCAAAGAATTGGGATTGACCAGTACCATCAAACGAACATACGGTTCTAAAGCCTCTGAGTACGACGTAGAGACGAAAAAAGAGCTAAGACGTAATAAGTGGCATAAAGATTTTTCCCTTTCGCCTCCGGGCCTTCTAGGGCCATATTGCGAGAAAGACGTAGAATGGACTTATCGTATATACGTTGATCGGTTAAAGAAGGTTACAGATCAAGGAAGGGTTTGGGCTATTCAACAACAACTAACGAAAGTGTTGTTTGACATGGAAAGTGCTGGGATTTCAATTGATACTGCCTATGCATTAACAGCAACAGAAAAAATTGAACGGCGAAAAAAGGAAATAGAAGCTGGAATTTTCGCAGAGGTGGGCGAGTTCAATATTAATAGTACACAACAGCTTTGTGAGGTATTCAATAGTAGGGGAATTTATTCCCCCGTAATGACCCCTAAAGATAAGCAATCATGGGGTGAAGCAGCCTTAGTTCAGATAGATCATCCATTAGCAGGATTAGTACGTCAATATAGAACCTTAGAAAAGCTTAGGTCTACATACCTAGAGCCATGTTTAGAGACACCCGTTCTGCATACATCATTCTGTAACTGGGGTACACTAACAGGTAGACTCTCTTCACGAGGCCCNAACCTTCNGAATATCCCTAGAAACTATTTTAGATTATCTAATGGTACATTATCGAAAGAACGTCTACAAGATGTTCGTACTAAAGTAGCCGCATTGATAGCATCAAAGGGTGGCTCAATGGAAAAATCCCTATCTGATGAAACAATTCAAACGTGGGGGTATCTAGGGGATGAATATTATGATGAAGAGGATACAGAACAAATATCTATTAGGAGATTGTTTGTACCAAGGCCCGAAACAACATTAGTAGCCTTTGATTATTCCCAAATGGAAGTACGAGTGTTCCTTAGTTANCTAGAGAACGANGAAATTAATGAGTTGTTACAACGATCTGATGTGGATTTCCATGCNGAAGCGGCGAAATTAGCNTTCAATNAGGANGANGANAGTGANAANTTNAAATTCTATCGNCANATGGCNAAAGCAATTACCTTTGGTACTATNTATGGNATTGGTCGNAANAAACTTNCNGTTCAATTGGGNACAACACCNNTAGAAGCGGGGAGATATAAGAAACAATACTTCGCTGGTTTGAAGGGATCAAAAGAATTCTTCGATTCAGTCGTAAAAACTGTGGAAATGCGGGGTTGGATTAAAAATAGATACGGTAGAATATACAAAATACAATCTGACTTAGGTTATAAAGGTGTAAATTATCTTGTTCAGGGTACTAGTGCAGACATTTTAAGCGAACGAATGATTGAAGTAGCTAATTATCTATCCGATAAGAAAAGTCGTATGCTATTACAGGTTCATGATGAAATCATTTGTGAAATATATAACGATGAACTCGATGAAGCACCTGTTCGTATAAAGGAAATATTAGAGTATAACAGTTTAAATATCCCTTTGTACGTCGATATGGAGATATGTAACCCATCATGGGCCACAAAAAAGGACTTGACAATTAAAGAAGAGTATGATATACTTAATGATATAGATTGGGACTAGGCTCCGTGGTGGAATTGGTATACACAGCAGACTTAAAATCTGTCGCTTAATAAGCATACAGGTTCAAATCCTGTCGGGGCCACCAAAAATATACGAAAGGAAGGTTGGAACATATGAAAAGGAAGATTAAAATTATTGCGGGGGTTACAGGTGCAGTAGCAGCTATTGCGACTGGAATTTATGCGTCATGGAAATGGAATACGATATATCAGAATCATAAAAATCTCAAGAGGGAGATTGCTGCAATTCCATATGAAATAGAAAGGACTAAAATAGTTTAAATTATGCGTTTTGTAATTAGTTGTAAAGCCAAAGATTTAAAAACAGCCATAACAAAAGCGTGGACAATGGAAAAATATAACCAGAATAGACAGGCTCAAAAATGAGCAAAAAGAAAAAGACTTACTCTCCAGAACATTGGAGAAATATGATTAAGTGGCAAAAGCATAGGAAAAATTCACGCTTAGATCAAGAACGAATAAGCGAACAAATTCATGCTTTGGATTCGTCACTAGATTTAACAGATTTGAAAAATGGAAAATTAAATTCGATTTTATATCACTTGAAACGGAGGGAAGAATGACAGAAGCAACACACAAAGAAGTAGTGCAAATTCAATCTGAAAAGACTGATGGATTTTATTTTGGTACAATCTATATGGAACCATATACTAGCAACATGCTTGTATGCCCTAATTGTGCTGATGTGAATTTACATCAAGGAACAGTAGAGGTCTTTATAAGAGACAAGGAAGATTCTCTTTCAGGAACACATGTGTTAATTGAGGAACCAAGTAGTAGAAACGGGGGAAAGGGGGCAATGCTTGCGAATCATGATGTAGAAGATGGTAACCCTAGCGGTAGACGAGACGGCTTGAAGATAGCTTTTCGATGTGAATATCATGATGATCCTCTAATGTTAAATATATTTCAACATAAGGGAATAACATATCTTCGGTGGGACAACACAGATGAAGANAAGGNGGATNNNNATGGCTAAGGTAAGTATGCATTTGGGNTTTACGTTTCGTATAGGNGAANTAAGCACCAANCAATATGCACGAGTAGATTTAAATGTCGATCANATNGACACAGAAGTTCCGNTTGATGCNCAATTAGCNGAAGTAAAAGATACAGCAACTAAGATATGGGACTTTATTCAAGGAGAAGTTGATAGTAAAATTGAGGCGGTGTTAGATGCAGGATCAAATGCTTAAATATGAAATGACTAGAGCCAAGGTATTAGAAGATGTTTTGGCAGAACGAGAACGTCAGGATGTTATGTATGGAGATCAAGTAGGGCATTCGGATGAATATTGGAATGTGATTGCTACAGAAGAAAATGGGGAAGTGGCACGGGCTATATGGGAAAAAGATAATGGTCATATGTATGAAGAAATTATTCAAGCTTGTGCGGTTTACTTTGCATGGGCTGAAGCTATAAGACGACGTACCAAACAGGAGGACGTATGAAAAATACTGCGGAAGAAGTAATT